CGAGCACAGCAGCAGGAACGCTATTGTTTTCAAGGGCGCTATAACAAGCATCGTAAATACGCCGCATAAGTACAGTAGTATCATTATCCATGTTAGATACCACCCACTTCCGAACTTCGGGGAAGTTCTTTTCCTTAAGGTTTTTAACAAGTTCATTTACGGCAACATCAGAGAAAGAAGCAAGAATACCAGAGTCAATCTTTCCACTAACAGAATAACGCTGACATTCATTCAGCACTCGCCGCCAGTCAGGAAAGTGCTTATTAACAAGTTCTACCAGGACCTTGTTATCATATTCAATACCTTCTGCACCCAAGACTTCTTGGAGACGCTTGAAGAATTGTGCTGCGATCTGCTGTTTTTCTTTTCCTTTGATGGAAAAGTCAATGACTGCACATCGGGAGTGGAGGGGCTCAAGGATTTTGTTTTTGTAGTTGCAGGTGAAGATGAATCTGCAGTTACCAGCAAACTCCTCAATAAACGCCCGTAGGAGGAGTTGTACATCGTTGGACGTGTTATCTGCCTCATCAATGATGATGACTTTGTGTTTAGCATCTGACGTAAATGATACGGTCGAAGCGAAGTTTTTCGCATTGTTTCGGACAGTATCAAGGAATCTACCCTCGTCGGATCCGTTGATGACATATACGTCTACTCCCAGTTCATTACACAGTGCTTTGGCAACAGTTGTTTTACCGATACCAGGAGGACCAGCAAGCAACATGTTAGGAATTTCTCCCTTATTTAGAAACTCCTGGAAGGTTTTTTTAGTTGCCTCTGGGAGGATACATTCTTCAATTGTCTTGGGGCGGTATTTCTCCACCCAAATAAAATCACTCATTATCAAGAACTTCAATGTGGGACAAAAACTGCGATGGAGTATTCCACCACATCATCTGGGCCTCTTCCCAGTTGTCTATAATAGCATAATTACCATTAACATCCATCACCTTGTATTGGTGGCGGATGTATGGATCTTTGGACGTTTCAGTAAAATACCGAGAGTCACTTTTATCAATCAGTTTCATTATTAGAACTTTGTTTTTTAAAGTTTTTACCTAGTTGCCAACCCATAGCACATTTGTTACAACCTTGTCCGATGCATTCCCATCCACTATGGCACTTTTCACACCCTTTACCTCCACATAAATTACAAACTGAATGACTACTAATTTCCATTATTTACACCCATTCTGGTTTGCGTTGGGGCATACTAAGATAGTTGTCTTTCACCCAAGGTTTGGATGCGATATACATCTTGTATGCGTCAAAGGTGGAAATACTAGTATCAAACTTATATTCCTCAGGCATTGCCCTTGCGAAAGGAGTCACGTTAGTAAGTTTTCCTTTTGGAAAAAGATAGTAAGCATGAGTCAATGTCCCCTCACAGGAGTGGGTTTTATTATAGCGCAAACTATACTCTTGACACAAATTCAATCCCCACTTGATAAGCCAATAGGCATTATCCACCGTCTCCGCCGCCCATTTGGTACATGGGTGGTTTCGGAATGCTCCCTTTTCTGTCTTGTAGGCAGTGCCGTCTTGTTTGGGAAGAGGCCCATAATTATGATACCAGGGAGAAGCAATAATGCTAAGCATTTGGCAACACTCAAGCGGCATCTTGACAATGTGTTTGTCAGGAAGGCAGATAGCACTTTCGGCAGGGAATGGATCTGTGACAAAAATATTCACTGGATAAAATTCATAATGTAGTTGGCACCCCATTGTAAATGCTCTGGAGCAATTTCAGTGATGTGCTGTGATAAAACTTTTTGTGCCTCTTGGACTCGTTCTTTACCAAGAACATTATACATGATGATTGAGATCCTCATAAACTCATCAAAGTCTTCTTGGTTTGTTTTACCACTTTGATACAAATCTCTAATCTCTCCAAAAATTTCTTTGAGATCATCACCAAATGTAATCGTTGTTTCACCTAGAGGAATTTCCATCCTCTTGATACATCCCATACTAAACTTCATTGCTTTTCTAGTATCCTCAATTGATAAAGCATAATCTGCTTGATCACGATAAGCATACTGAATCACACCATTAGTACATTCCATCACACGAAGAAGAGCAAGATTATTTTTTTGCTCTTCTGTAAGTGACTCAAATGTTTCTTTCCAATCTCTCATTCTAGTGGTCTGGTAAATGATTTGCTAATAATACCGTCGGCATTAAACATCATCTTCATATATTCAACACCCTTTTTTGGTTTTGTATGATCTCCACAAGTGAAGATATCACAGACTGCCATACCATTCTCTGGCCAAGTGTGAATACTAATGTGACTCTCTGCCAACAGCGCCACACAAGTAACGCCTTGAGGATCAAACTTATGAGAATGAAGTGCTAGCAGAGATGACTTACATTTTACTGATGCCTGATACACAGTATCCCTCACAAAACTTTCATCGTTGAGAAGTTCTGTATTACAACCCTTGAGTGTAAAAAGGATGTGTCTCATCAACCGAAGGTGGAATCAGGTTCCAGAGCGATGTAATAAGTGAGGTTGTATTTGGTGTTGGTAAACTTGGAAAGCAGTTTAGAAGACACCACAACATCATAAGCACCAGGAATGATCTTGATGTTCTCTACCTTAAAGTTGAAAGTAAACTCTTGGTCGGTCTCACCAACAACGATAGCATATTCGTTAGAAGTATCATTCTTCTTATCACGGACCACCAGTTTGATGACACCTGCCTCACCGACAGCAGACAAATCGGGAAGTTGATACACTGCTGCTGCCTTCACCAGTTTCTCCAGAGAAGTGCTGTCCAATTGGAAGCAAACATCTTGAGAAGGCAGGTTAATTTCCTTCTCAGGAGGAGAAATAATAACATTAGGGTCGGCAAAGAAATACTTCACACGACGCTTACCTTCACGAATACTAAGGTAAGATTCTTCCTTAAAATCAAGGTCAGGATCCTGGTGAAGACTCAAGCCATTCAGAAACTGGTTGAGATCATAGATGGCAAAGTCACGAGGAAACTCTTCTTTGATATCTGCCTCTGCAAGAATATTCTTGGCGACAGAAATAGTGCGGAGTTTAGTACCTTCCTTCACAAGAATAGAGTTGTTGATACCCGCAAAGTTTTTCAGGATAGTCAGGGTATTGTCAGAGAGTTTCATAGTCTTTTCTTGAATTTTCACTGGTTGTAGGTTTCACGAACGGCATTCTTATCATTATAGTTCATCAGAAGAACAGCATAATGCAGAATCTTCATAATGTCACGACGGGCAGTGCCTTTCTTATCGTAACGAGAGGCATACTTGAGAATATTGCTGCGACAGAATGCTTCACCATCGCCACACGCTTCAATCAGGTCAAGCGTTTGAATCTGTTGGTCTCCAGCAGAATAGTGCTGATTGTAAGTTCCACGAATATACTCAAGAAGTTCTTTTACAATTGCTTCTTCGTTATATTTCCAAGGAGTACTGGGAGATTGTTTAATAATGTCTTCGCTCATGTTGTTTTGAATCAAGAATTCGTAGTCACTGTGTCCCCAAGGACGCATACCATCATCAATTGTGTTATCCATAGTAAAGGGAGGCAGATTTTTACCTCCCCCAATTATATCAGAAAGTGTTGGGAGGGTCAAGTTCCTGAGGAAGTTGGAAATCAGCATCCACCTTGTCATAGAGTTCAAGGAAGGACTGCTTGGTTTCATCATCAAAGCGATTGACACACACTTGGATTGCCTTTGCCTTATCACCAAAGATGCTATAAGCACGAATGATGTGGACTAGGCGACGAGTAGAAATGATTTCCTCAATACCACCATCGTAGAAGGTCTTACGGATAATATCTGCCCAGTCAACCAGACGCTTGCAGAAGTCCCGATCCTCTACCTGAAGATCCAGTGCAACACCCTCAAGGATCTTCTGCTCAGTCTTAGGAGTAGGATACTCTTGCTCAAAAGTCACAGGAAAACGCTCAAGGAACGCCTCATTCAGAACGTTAGTGCCGATGAAGCGGCCATCATCACTACCCTTACCCTTGGTATTTGCGGTGGCAATGACATTGAAACCAGCAGCAGGCTTGACCCACTTACCAATCTTTTTCAGAAACACGCCCTTACCTTCAAGGATGGATTGGAGGCAGAGGATTTTGTTAGAAGCAAGGTCAATTTCATCGAGTAGCAGGACTGCTCCTCGTTCGAGTGCTTCAATGACAGGTCCATTATGCCAAGCAGTGTTGCCATCCACAAGGCGAAAACCGCCAATAA